CCGAAAGGGGCCCTGGGCGCAGTGCAATTCATCATCATCCTATGAGGATGATCTACTGGCGTATCGCCAGAAAGGAGTACCATGTATCAACATGATGCCCCCCCTGGGGATATCGTTCTGGTTACGGTGGTCGTCAATGACCTTCCGGACCCGACTAAGTGCACTGTGTGCGGTGCGCCTCGGCGCCCGCATATGTGCGTTTAGCAGCAGATCGTTCTTGTTGGATGATATCTAGGGCTTCCCAGCCCTAGGGACCATATGCTTTCCGGCCCTGAAGGGAGGTTTAATTGGATCAACGTACGAGAAGTATCCCGTACGCTGGCCCGACCAAGAGTACGACTGTTCATGCTCTCACAGACTTTCAAAGGTCTGATTTGAGTTTCATCCGAAAGGATGAATATGATCATCGTGCTACGTTGGATACCTACCTGAAGGGGAGTCAGATTACTGACTCAGTTAGCAATCCACTTTGGTTGCACCGCGATAAGCGGCGCTTCCTTGGGGACATCGGTGGACCTTTCAGTACTCGTAAGTATGAATTTGTGTCGGATATTCCGCCACTTATCACACTTGCTCGTACTGACCGTACGGATGCGATTCCCGATAGTGTATATTGGGATGGCAGCAGGTTACACCAGTATACTCATACTGGTCCCTGTTTGCCTACGTCTCCGAACTATATGCAGTTTCCACCTCTCAACTTTTCCAGCAATGACACGCTGGAGGAGAAAGGGGCTACTGCCATAGCTAGGTGTTCACCTAGTAACCCCACCGTCGATCTATCCGTAGCCATTGGCGAAGTCGTCAAGGAGGGTATTCCCCACCTTGTCGGCTCTGTCCTTGGCGCCTGGAAAGGGTTATCGAATCGCGATCGTCGAAAGGCGATCGGAGACGAATACCTTAACTGGGAGTTCGGATGGGTACCACTTGTGAGCGACTTGAAGAAACTTTCAAAGTCGATCCTCAATGCGGATAAGATAGTCAATGACTATACCCGCAATTCAGGCAAGATGGTACGACGGAAGTATAGCTTCCCGGTTGAGACTGAGACGTCCATTGATCTGATTGACTGGAATACGAGCCCTTGGGTTCCTTCCATGTCATCAGCTCATTTGGACTTTACTAGTCTCAATAGAGGTCAAGTGCTTCGTTCTTCGTCAAGAACAAAGCGTCAGTGGTTTAGCGGCGCGTTTACCTACTATGTTCCTCCGCCTGATGGGCTTCGGAACAAGTTGGCACGCGACGTTATCCTAGCAAGAAAATTGCTGGGTATATCACTGACTCCAGATGTTCTCTGGAACTTGGCTCCTTGGAGCTGGGCTACCGATTGGTTCGGCAATACAGGCGATGTTATATCGAACTGGACTGCTTGGGCCATCGATAACCAGGTTTTGTTGTATGGGTACATGATGGAACATATTGTTCACACTTATACCTATACATTCGTGGGAAAGACTGGATTTTACCAGTCTGACGCACGACCTGTTAGCGTCACTCTTAGATCTGAATCTAAGATACGCATCCAGGCATCTCCGTATGGTTTCGGCTTGAGCTTCGACGACTTGTCGTTGAGGCAAAAGGCGATTGTTGCTGCCTTGGGTTTAACCCGTGGCAAGTAGCAGAAGAATGTTCTGCGTTTCAACGCCAATTTGGGAGTCTAACCGGGCTCCTAGGAGTGATGCTGATGTCTTTCTCTGACCCGCTCTCAGTCACCATTTCGGCTGTGACCACACCCCTCCCGCGAACCGGCGATGCGCCGGGCGCTGGGGACGGTACGGTCTACCGGAGTGCTGACGGACTCATTGTCCTGACCGCCTCCCATGACATGGGAAAGCGGACGAGACGAGTCCTGCGGATCGACACTGCGAAGTTGACGGCGGACCCTTTCAAGCCCGCCGAGAATGTCAAGGTGTCCATGAGTAACTACATGGTCTTTGACATTCCGCCCGCCGGCTTTACGGCCGCCGAGGCGCTTGCGGTGTATACGGGTTTCAAAACCCTGTTCACCGCGACTTCGGACGCGATGATTGTGAAGCTGCTCGGTGGCGAGTCCTGAGGAACCGCGGACTTACAAGTCCGCTAAGGTTCCCTTGGGCCTGCACACCATTCAGCTCCTATCACCATGTCATCAGATAGTACTGAGTCTCGAGGAGATAGGGACGTCGAAAGACGATCCACTTCCCGGTACCCAGGTCAATCTCCTAGAAGAGTTCTCTCTTCTGGAAGGCGCCGTGCTGATCACGATCCGCGTACGACGTTCACGAGGAAATTCCTTGTGATTGTCGTCGCGGTGATCAACGCGATCTATCTCATCAGTGAGGCATTCTTGGCCGGTAGCAGTTTTTGCTAACCGGGAATGCCGAGAAGTTTCCCATTGTGAGGCGCGACCTAAGCAAAAAGTGGAAGGTTTCTTACCTTCTGCTTGATGTATGGCCGTTCTTCATTTCCGGGTGACATTCAGACGTCAGCTAGGGATGACCACCTCTAGTAAGGAGGGATCATGAAAAGCCTGACGTCACTCTGGTCCATTGCAGCTCATGAAATGGCTGCAAGATGTTGCACTAGCGCCACGATGGACATAAACTATGTCCGTCGTCGGACTGAACACGAGGGGTTAGCCTTCTTGGCTATAACCCTGGCGGACCTTGGAAAAGCTACCCAAAAGTGGCTAGACCATGGTCTCGTCGTCTCATCCGATTGCTCTGCCTTTAAAACGGCAGGCTCTCGGAATAGGCTCCCTGCATTTCTGCAAGGTTTCTATAGACGTGTGTTCGATCCTTGTAGTGGCACACTATTGAATGATCCC